CGGGCGATCTCCTGCGGTGTCTTCTGCAGCACGTCGCGAGCGATGGTTTCGAGGTCGATGCCGGCGGCCGAGAACTTCGCCGCGGCGTCGGCCTTCTCTGCCAGCGAGTAGCGGACGACCGGCGCCCAGATGACCTCCATGTCGCCGCGGGACGCTCGACGTGCGTCGCCCGCGTACGCGAAGGCGAGCGACATGACCTGCTCGTAGTCCTCGCCCTGCTGGCGGCACCGGTCCTGCACCTTGAACGCCCGAGCCTCACGCTTCAGCTGTGCGCCCTCGGCGGATCCGCCGTTGTCGTCGGGGAACAGGTACTGGATCGGCGTCGACGTGGCGCCGGCGATGCTGACGATGTCCTGCTTCTCGGCCTGCAGGATCGGGGCCAGGTTGATGACTCCGGACTCCCAGATCTCGGCGGTGGCCGGCAGCTGCCAGAGCTCCCCGGGCCCGTTCAGGAAGTCCTCGGAGTAGTCGATGATCTCACCGCTGGAGTCCTTCTCGGGCAGGCCCTTGATGCCGCGCTGGCGGTAGGCCTGCATCGTCATCACTTCGAGCCGGTTCAGCACCGTGAAGGTCAGCCGGTCGAGCGCGGCCAGGTGTGCCTCGAACTCGCCCTCCGGGTTGCCGTTGATGCCAGCGAGGTTGAGGAACTCGACGACGGGGATCTGCTGCACCGGGAGCTGCTGGGGAAGGTCGTCCCAAGACCAGGCCGCCATGTCGGTGTTCTCGACCCAGCATCCCTGGTCGGTCGAGGACCGGACGCGGGACGCCTTGACAATCCAGCCCGGCTTCGGGAAGAACACCGCCCGGTCGAGTCCGGCGTCCTCGTCGACGTACAGCTTCAACGCGGCCGTCACCTTGCGGCGCCGGCGTGGGTCGTGCCGGACGATCACCTCGCGGGGGTCTTCCGCCGTGATCAGCGGGGCGCCGATCTCAGGGTCGACCGGGCCGACCATCATCGCTGAGCGGCCCATCGTGAGCGTGGCCCTGTCGACCAGCATGTGGTCGGCGTCCAAGCTGTTCGCCTGCCAGATCCGCCACGCCTCCGAGTCGCCTGACTCGTCAGCGTCAGCACCGGTGCGGAACCCGATCGGATCCATCAGCTCCCGGGTCGCTTCGACGATCACGCGGGCCAGGTTGAGCCGGGAGATCTGCATGAGCCGCTGGTACGACTCCCGCACGTGCCGGCCGGCGTGGACGGGGATGCCGTTGACGCCCCGGTAGTAGTCCTCGAGGTTCGTCAGATGCGCCCGACGATCACTGAGGTCCGTTGCCATCTTCTGCAGGAGTACCCCGGCGGGCGAGCTGGTGTCGATCACGCGCTCACCCCCAAGGGTCAACTCAGTCGGCGAGGCCGGTACATCTCTGCGTCGGGGGCGGTCACCCCCCTGCTCACTGCGTCGAGCCGTGCCTGCCACGCCAGGATCGCCGCCACGCAGGCGTCGATCTTGCGGGAGCTGTAGTCGTGCTCCTTGGCGACGGTGAGCTTCCCGCCGCGGGTCCGCCGGCGTGCGTTGAGCACGTGGCGGGTGAGGGCGTAGGAGCCGTCGTGGGTGAGCTCCGGCGTCTCGACGTTGCCGATGGCCAGCGCAGCGTTGCGGATCGACCCGTCGAACTGCTCGACCGCCCGCTGGATCAGCCCGGTGCGGCCACCGGACATCCACCATTCGAACGGGTGGTCCTTCGACACCTTCACGGTGGCCCGGGCGCCGTAGGTGGCCTCCCAGGTGTTCACCGTCGATCGCCAGTCCTTCGCCGGATCCGCGTAGAACGCTGCGACGTTCCACCGACGGAACGCGTCAGCGACCGCCGTCTCGACCTCGACGAGCGGCGGTTGCCAGTCCGGCCACGTTGCGGTGTCGTCCGGGGCCTCCCAGACCCCAACAGTGAACAGGTGACCGTCCGACACCCGGCAACCGATCAGCGCCGTAGCGTCCGGCTTGCCCTTCGCTCGACCACGGGATCCGTCGAAGCCGAGCACAACGACGTCGCGGTCGGCGATCACCTTGCGGGCATCCAGGCAGGCCGCCCAGTCGGTCTGCGTCACCAGGGCGTCCGAGGCGTGGGTGATCTGGTTCAGGAAGTCGGCACGGGCCACCTGTGGCGCCGTCGACGGATCCCAGATCGTCGCGATGATCACGTCGAGGTCGACGTGACCGCCCTTCGATGCCGCCGAGTCGCCGTACACGTACTCGAGGCCGGCGAGTAGCGACTCCCGGTCCGCCATGTCCGTCTCCGGCGGCGCTTCCCGATGGTCGTAGTAGAGGCCGTCGTCCTTCGCCTTGCCCTCACGGATCGCCGCCCAGAACGCTGCGGACTCCTCCGCCACCGACTCCTCACCGGGGATGAAGGCGTTCGGCGACTCGATCGTCGACCCACCGACCTTCGCAGCGTTGATCCGCATCGTCGACGCCAGCTTCGGCCCACCGTTCGACTGGACCCACTCCTCGGTCTGGTCCAGCACAGCGAACACGGCTCGATTGCCCTTCACGGTGCGAGCCGACGACGTGACCGTCTCGATCCTGCCCCTCGGCAGGTTCACGAACGTGTCCAACGGCTCGAGCCCGGGGTACAGGTCGAGCGCCGGGCCCTGCAGCATCTCGAGCAGCGGCGACCACGTGTTCTTCGTCTGCGTCTCCGACACNNGCAGCGATCTGCACCAGCGGCGTCCGGATCGACGCCCACGGCCGGCCAACCGGTTGACCATCGGCGTCCCATCCATCAGGCACGACATCGCCGAGCGCCTCGAGACACGCGATCGCCGCCAGGAACGGCGACTTGCCCCACCCTCGAGGACGGGAGATCACACCTCGGCGGATCCGACGCCGGCACGTCTTCGGGTCGAGCTCGTAGAAGCGGAGCACGAAGTCCTCTTGCTCCGGGTACAGGCGAAACGGCTCGTACTCGGCCCGGTCCGGCGCAGCGAGCACCTGGGTGATCCAGTCGATTGCGTACCAGCCGAGTGTCGGGACCTCACCCGGCTCGGATGGCTTCCACGGCATCAGCCGGCGTCGGCGTCAGGTTCCGGCAGGGCGCGCAGCGGGCCGCGACGCTCGCGGGCTGCAGCACCCGGCTTCTCGGCTCGGCGATCCTCGGCCTCGTCCGCTGCAGCGAACGTGATCCGCAGCCGTGCCCGATCCTCCGGCGTCGCACCGAACTTCGCGACCCGCAAACGGAGCTCGTTCGCCACCGACGTGCGACCCGACCAAAACGCCGCGTGCAGCACCGCCGTGTCGAGCAGCTCCGACCAGTCCGTCGACGTGAACTCGGCGGCCAACGGGGACTCGCCCCACATCTGCCACCACTCCTCGGTCCGGGCCGGCCACCGGAACTCGACCAGCTCGCCATCCTTCTCGACGTGGAACGACGGCAGATCCGGCTGAGCGGCAGGCTCCGCCGTGATCACCCGCAACGCAGCGGGATCGGCGTTGCGGCGAGCTCGTCGGCTCGGATCCTTCGGTGCGGGACCTCGTCCAGCCATGGTGCTACCTCCCGTGCGGGTGGCCCAGGAGCCCCGTGCGGCGCCCTTGGAAGCGTGAGTTGCGAACTACTGACGTAGAAGCGGATGGGATGGGGCTGCGGCCGCCAACGCCTGCTCCAACGAGTGGATCCGGGCCAGGTAGTGCGACCGCTCCAACATCTCGGCGGTGTTCTCTTCCGGGGTGACGACCTGCAGGTGACTCGGCTCGATGCACAGGCTGTTCGCACAGATGTGGTGCACGGGCATGTGGCCGAGGTCTTCACCGCCACGAGCCGCCAAAGCCATGAGTCGGTGGGCCTGTCGCTCGCGCCCCCGAACCCTGACTTGCGGGTACCCCCCGCTGGTTCGGCGGGTCCATAGCCGACAGGCACCAGATGGTTCAGTTCGGCTCAGCAGCTCTGCAATGACGTTGGGCCAATCCTGCGACTCGACCGCCGACGTTAGCGGCCCAACGCGCCTTCGAGCTGCGTCGACCCGACACCCAGCAGAGCAGTACGTGTGACGGCTCAAAACGATCACCCCACCACAGGCCGGGCACGACCTGGGGGCACCCGGGCGTGAATAGAGCCGGCTCTTGCAGTCGTCGGAACACAGTTTCGCTTCGGGATTGGGGCTCCGAAATGCAGCACCACAGACCGTGCAAATCACGTCGAAGTAGTACCTGTCGCCCCTTGCGGCATTCATGCAGCGCTTCGAGCAGAAGCGGCGCCGGCCAGTCTTGGTAATCATCTGGATCCCACACTGAACGCAGGTAGCGTCGCCCATGTTGAATCACCTCGCAGTGGTGAGTCAGCCAAGGCCCGGGGCTGTTGGCGCAGCGCCCGGGTCACTTCATGTGTGGCCCCCTAGAACGCCCAGACCCGTACGGAGCC